AACTATTTGCATAAACAGTTTTACCGCCGGGACATCCCCCTCTTTGGCTTTTAACAAGAGGCTTGATAAAACATTCTCGGCTAACAGCTTAAAACCCCGGACTCTCTCGTCCAGTGAAATTGAGCTTAAATCCTCAAAATGCTTTACCACCGTCTGCCGGGATACCCCCGTTTCGGAAGCCAACCAAGTATTCGTTGGCATTTTCCCGTGTTCCTTGATGTACTCAAAAAACGCATTTGCAAGCATTTCGTGGTTTTGTTCAAAGTCTGATCTGCGTTCACTCATAAAATTGCCTAATGTTGACGTTTACGCCGCCGTTTTGTGGACGGCCCTGTGGTGTTCTGGACACAACCAAAGTACCTCCAGTGGCCTGGAATAATCGATGTGATGGGCTTCAGTTTTCGGCGCCCCACAAAGGAGACATGGTTGCTTCACTATTTTACCGTCCCTTATGCCGTTATTTATTCGTCGCCTTGCTATTCGCCTTTCTGGTCGATTGGCATTATACCTTTTGTTTCCTTCGCTGATTAGCTTTTTGCCCCGTTCAGACCTGGCATATATTCTCTTGGAAATCCTGATAGGCCTTTTATGCAGACTATGGTATTCCCGGCTTTTTGCACTATCGCAATCTTTGCATTGGCTTGGAAGACCGTCGTATTTGCTTCTATTTTTGCTGAAAGCAGCAGCGGGTTTTTCAGATTTGCAAATATAACAAGTTTTCGTTTCTCTATTTTTCATAAATCGCCCATTCTATCGCGTTTTCCCGGCTTCAGCCTTTTTTCTTTTATAATCAGCTATCCAAACTTTTGAATAGTCCGTACATTCATGGTCTGTCGAACCAATCGTACCCGACAAAGTGCAAACGGATGTGTCCTTAATGCTTATTCCGGGATGTTTTTTCATGGATTCCCTACCATTACCGCAGAAACCCACCCCGGAAACTGTAAGGTGATTTTTTCGCCGGATTTGAATTCTCGGATTTCAGTTTTGTGTCTGATAAGTGAACCATCTTGATATGTGAAATCAACCTTGTAAGCCCCGGCCTTTCTGATGATTATTTCCTTTGGGTCTTCATAATATACCGTTTCAGTCATAATCGGCTCGCCCTTAACCCTAACAAAAAGGTCTTGATTGGTAATGTCTGGTTCACCTTCCTTGGCATACTTCGCTATTAACGGAACCGCCGGGGCAACACCCATCCACTTTAAAAAACTACGTCTTTTCATTCCCCGCCCCCAAGTTTTATAACTGGAGATTTCAGCCTTTCCCCACACCAGGGACAGAAAGCAAAGGATTTTCCGTCATATTCGGTTGTCCCTGGATTCCTAGCGTTTAAAAGCAGTATTGGCGCGTTGACCTTATCCATGTTTTCGGCGAAGTCTTTGCAATAGCATATCATTCCCTATCCTCCGATTTATCCGTTTCCGGGGCATATTTTGCCGTTGTTTCCACAAGGTGGCGGGTGCTTACCCTCTCCCATTCCGTCTGCGGCTTCCTTAAAAAGCAGCTTCTTATGTGTCTATAAGGGAAGGGATAAATAGATGCCATCCTCAAACATTCCACATCCGAAAGTCTTATGCCGTCGCCGTAGGCGGATGGTTTAACAGCTAATTGCATACACAATTCTATCCACCATCTCGCCGTAAGTTCATCATGTGATATTTTGGGCTTTTTTGATTTTCCAAATATAAACGAGAATAGGGACATTAGTTTTCCTCCTGTGTATTATCTGTGTACGATTCCGGATGATTAAAACGCTGTTCGTCACGAATGACCTTTGCCCTGGACTCATGCCCCGACGCCTTTGCCGTTCTTTGGAGCGCGTCCCAGGTTGCGTCGTCGATCCGGACGTTCCTTTGCTTTTTGTGGTCTATTCTCATGTATATACATGATAGCCATAAACACCCCAAAAGTCAACAGAAACAGCAAAGTCCCAAATTTAAAAGATATTGGACACCCTTTGCCGTATATTAGAAACATGATTAAAGAAATCTTCAAGGCCGGAACATGGACTGATTCCAGTGGAAAAACACGAAAATTCACAAATAACGACCTCGACGAGATTATCGCCGGGTTCGACAACTCCAAATCCCTCACCACAGAGGGCCGACGAGTACCGCTTACCCCAGGCCACCCGTCGGACGATGATCCAGCATTGGGGTGGGTCAAGCGGTTATGGCGTGAGGGGTCTAAGCTCATGGCCGAATTTGTGGACATAGTCCCAAAGGCCGTCGAAGCCATTAAAGCCAAGTCCTTCAGGGAGGTATCTATCGCACTGACCGGAAAGATATTGCGCCACGTTGGCCTATTGGGCGCAGTACCGCCCGCTGTTCCGGGAATGGGTGGATTTGAGTTCTCCGATGGGGATTACACTGAATATAAATATCAGGAAGACGAAGACGAGGATAAAAAGATAGAAGGAATTTTCACAAGGCTTTTTAACAAGTTCAACAATAAAGGGGGCGAAATGCCGACACCATTAGAAACACAGCTCACCGAGGCAAATGCGGATCTTAAAACCAAACTTGCCGACATGACCTCGAAATTCGAGGAAGCAGAGGAAGCCAAAACCACTGCCGAGACAACCGCCACCGACGCCACGACCGCCAAAGACAAGGCCGAGGGCGAGCTGAAGGACAACAAAGAAGCCGGGGAAAAGGCCGAAGGGGAAACAGCCGACAAAGCCGACATGGCATGGGTCGACAAGCAGATCGAGGGCAAGAAAATGCTTCCCGCTGGCAAGGAATCCACCGTTGCGATCATGAAGTCATTAAGGGGTCAGCCTGAACAGGATTTTTCCGTAGGCGACAAGAAAGAAAAGAAAACCCCGCTTGACGTTTACAAGTCAGGGATTGAAGCCAACTCCGAAGTACTGGACACCGAAACCCTCGGCGAAGGTATGGACAGGAAAGACACCGATAAGCTGATGAACGCCTGCAACAAATACATGGCAGACCACGAGGGCGTGAACTACGAACAGGCCACAGAAGCAGTTTTAAAATCCAACCCTGAACTCGAACAGTATGCATAAAGGAGAATAAATTATGCCAATGAACAACGCAAGAACAGTTTCCTTTCCTTCTGGTTCAGATATGTCCAGCGCGGAAACGGATAAATTTCATTACGTCACCCTGACCGCGACACGTACCGTCGTGAAGTCGGCGTCAAGCCTTGAGATTCCTTTCGGCGTCCTTCAGAACACCCCCGTAACAGGCGAAGCCGCTGAAGTGGCCCTCTTTGGGTCTGGGAACATTTCAAAAATCTACCTGTCCGGAGCACTCGCAACTGGCGCCCTGGTTACTACCACGGCAGAGGTCGAAGCCGGTGCAGACGCGTCAACTAATTACAATCATGGTATTTTGGTCGAAGGTGGAGCAGACACCGAACTCGGTCAGGTACTCTTAACCCCGATAACTATTACAGCATAAAGGAGACTGAAAATGCCAGATATGGGAGCAACAGTAGTCAGAGGGCATCTTCAGAGTGCCTCAATAAATTGGATGACGCAGGGACTCGTCGCGGATAAGGTTTTCCCGTCGATCACCATGCCGACCAATAAAAGCAAGATAACGGTTTTCAATCGTGGCGACGCTTTCAGAGATGAAGTCGACGTGCGCGCCCGTGGTTCAGTCACCGAATGGATGGATTGGAAAACTTCGGAGGTAAGCCTGGATTCAAAGCAGTACGCCGCGAAGCACAAAATCACGAAAGAAGATTTGCAGGACGCCGGTATTAAAGGGATAGCAACCCCTCCCCTGGATTTGAGACAAAATGCTCTTATCCGGAACGCCGCCAAACTGGATCTGAAGAAAGAAAGAGTGACAGAAACCATCGTCACAGACGGAACCTGGGCAGACGGCGCAGCCGGTGGAACAGACACCGACGCCAAATGGGTCGCATCTTCTGGGAATACTTTCATCGTCGACGCCGACACCGCAGTTCAGGCTTTGAATAACGGTGGCGTATCCACTCAAAACATCCGGTTACTCATTGATTACAAAACCGGAATGGCAGTCAAAAGGATTTCCGACGTTACGGCAGCCCTGGCTTATACCGGACGCGGCCCAACAACCGAAAAAGGTTTCATGGTTTCCGAGAAAGCAATCGCCGACCTCCTGGGAATCGAGCAGTTCATAATTGCAAAGGCCGTCTTTTCCTCCGCACTTGAAAAAGCCGCCGGTGATGATTTCACCACGACCCCCGTTTGGGACGGAGACAACGCCAAGGGATTTGGCTTTTATTACTACTTCCCGCCTGGTGGAAAACTGGTTCTGAATGACATGGCTGCCGGGTTGCTGGCTTTCCACAAGATGGAAAACGGCGCACGTCGGGCAAGTTATGAGTGGTATAGTAAAGACGCTCATTCCTGGTTCTATGAATCCCAGGAAGATTACGGCGCAATACAGGTAGCGGCACAGGCCGGGTACTTGTGGGTAGATACACATACAACTTGATTTTTGATGTATGGCGTATTGCAAAGAGGTCGATGTCCAAGATGCGGCAACCACCGCAGTCGTCCGGAATTTAACCGACGACTCCAACGGCCAAACTATTGATTCTGCGGTCGTCGTCCACGCAA